CGTAAAAGAAAGAAGGGGTGCATTTTGACACACCTTCTTGCAGTGTTCCTGATATTCTTTTCTATTCATGGTTGTATCTTTCTTTTAACTCTTTCAAAACAATCTCCATACCTTCATCCAGCCCTTTCTTGTAACCGGACATATGCTCACCTATGTTGTAGACCAAGCATCCTGCAACGATAAGAATAACTCCTATAGCCCTATGCCAATAGGGAAAGGATACACTGAACGGCGAAAATGTCAATCGGAAATGCCCGATAAATAATGCTGATATGATGAATATCGCAAGAAAAAATATTAGGTTTGCTTTCATAATCATATAAGTTTTAATATTTCTCAAAATTTGGGATTTGTAAATAGAAAGAGTTTCGAGACATGGGAAGCCAACACTTTTGCTCCTCATTGCACGTATTCCAATTATCTTCCCCAAATTCATCATTTAATGCTTCCACTATCTTATAGGCTACATCTTTTACAAAACGAGTATTAAGTATCCTCTTGCCTTTAATAACGATTGTAGGTGTATAGAGTGAAATTTTATACTCCCCACCGTTTTCTATCGACCAGCTACCTTGTGCTACTGTAATGTGCGGATTGGTTTCATTCTTATACTCTTGTACTATACTTAGATAGCCATTAAAATAGTTGGCTATTAGTTCCGACTTATATACTTTTAGCCCCGTTGCTTTTTCTAAAAGTTTTCTAAGCCTATAAGCATCATTTACAACAGGGTCCATTCTCATATAAGTTTTAAAGTTTCTTGTATTCCGGCTTCAAGCGCTTCCTCGTATGCGTCCCAATTCCCACCATCGTTAGGCCCTTTGGAATTATCGTCTTCCATCCATGTACCGCTATCGGCTTTTACGATAGCATAGCCATAACCACAAGCGTTACGGTATATTTCAATATGCAGGTTCTTGGTTTTACGCAGCCACTTTTGGGCGATATACAATGTTGGACACAAAAATTCAACTGGTTCGCCATCTATTTCCGTACAACACGACATACTTTGCGGAAGGTCATATTTTGTAATAACCTTATTGCAGCCTATTATGTGTTCACACTTCCAATTGAAGCCCTTATCTTTCAGCAGCTTCGCAGCCTCTAATGTCACAAGTTCTTCGGTCATGGCTATTGTCTTTTCAAATTAATAATCTTCGTTTCGTAGTTGCCAACCCCCCTTTTATGGGTACGGATAATCACTATACTATCATTGAGATAAGTCACGCTTCCCTCAATTGTACGGTGTTCTATAGGGTATTCTCCAGAGTTATTGCACCCGAATAGTGCAACTGTTGCCAAAAGGATAATTATTTTCTTCATACTTTAAAGTGTTCAATCAGTTCGTTTACGGTAGCCTTGTGAATGGTATCTGTGTTAATGTCAACATCATTGTAAGCCCAATAGGTAGAGAACTTGATTTCAGGACACAAAATCCATTTATTTCCATCGGTAAACCATTGAAACTTATCTGTATCATCCCTTAATGCAGCGATAGCCAAGAAAAGCTCTTCGTTGGTTCTGCAATCAACACTATCGGTTTCGTCAGGATGTGGAATGTTACTGAAAAACTCAACACTATATAGACTGTATTCGGGTCCAGTGAAAATACATAAATCTTCGTTAAGTTCCGCCCCAAATAATCTATATCCCAACTCCTCCAACTTCTTCCGAAGCTCCGGTGTATTCTTTCTTATGAAACACGGTGTTGTAAATCCCATAGTTATTCCTCCTTATCTATCTTAATATCTGTTACTTTGCCACAATTGATAAAATAATCATCATGACCCGCGCCAAACATATCACAAATAAGATAATCGCTATTATCGCATTTATTCCGTAACGAACATTTTAAACAATAATCATGTTTCGCTTCCTTCAATTCATGTAGCACTCCGTCTATTATTATTCCGTTCTTTATTTCCATGATTATTTTCTCCTATGCGTTTTACGGTTTTTATTCTTCTTCCTGCGTTTCGCAATCTGCTTATTTGTACACCTATCATATTTTGGGCGATATTTTTTCATTTTGGGTGCATCACACGGTTCTAAAGGAGAAATATCACTATATGGATTGTAAATCTTATAATAAGTATTTTCGTTCCACGAAATTTCATTCTGCATATTTATCCCTCCTTCTTTTTAAGGCTTATATCAACTGATAACCTATCGGAAATTTCCATGATTACAACGTTAAGATTATATTGGTTTTTATATGCTCTATGGGGGAAACAGCTAACGCAGATTTATCCTTTTCTCTGCATATATAAAACATGTGCTGACTTTTAAACCCGTTTCGGTTTCAAGTTTTTCCAGAATATGAGCTATCTCCATTTCGGCTTTCGCTTTCTTGTTTTTTGCTTCTTCTATATCCATGGTTATTTCCCTTTCAATTTCTTTATTAGTGCATCGGCTGCTCTCAAGGAACCTATTGCAATATCATCATAAGTTTCACTGTCATCGTTTATTCCTAAAGCAATACAATACCCTTGCATAGCGGATTTTGCCAATTCATAACGCCTTTGCTCCCAATCAATAGTTTCAAAATTATCAAAGAAGTCGAGTTCTGACACTTTGAAATACCTACCTTTCACTAAGGCAGTCCCAACGTCGAATAAGCCTTCAACCTCTACAATCTCTCCAGTCTCTTTTATTCTCGCTTTCATTATTTACCCTCCTTTTCAACATATCCGTTTTTAATACACCAGCACAGCATCTCGTAGGCTGCGTCAATAAGTTTTTCTGAACTAAAACTTGCACATTCATGTTCTGCATTTATACGAGCATATTTAATCTTCCATTCATTCTTTCGCCTATCCATAACTTCTAATGTAAGCCAATAAACCTCGTCAATTATTGGAGGAAGCTTATCGAGAATATCCTGCAAAGTGTAAGTGGGAATTATTTCCCAAAATGCACTATCTCGTTTTTGATTAATTACATCTTCATATATTTCAAGTTCCCATTTTGCATTTTTATAAGAAAGAGCGTAACACCAACACATGCTTCCATCGCTTGTATCCAACCCAAGCTCCTGCAAATGTTCCATCTGTTCGACTGATAATACATATTTTGATTTCATAATCATTGCTTTTTATTAGGTATTAAATCATCCAAATACGCCCATTCTTCAATGGCATCTTTGGAACACTCGTAATCATCGCACTCTTCATCGTCCCAGCACTGCTCTGTTACATTCCAATAGCGGACACCGTAACCAGTTCCAGTGCTTAATTTCCCATATACAAGGCATGGTATCTGCGGATAATGTTCATTTTCGTATTCTCCATGAGCTTGTGGCACTTCATCTTTGGTCTTATGCCACACGCTATTAATGCGCCATTCAGCACCAGCTATATAAGCCCGTTCTGTTACATCAAGTACTGCATCGCGAGCACCGGCATCATAATTATCTTCTTCAAAGTTTATCTCAAAATCGCTTGATTCCAATATCTTTTGGAGATAGTTGTAGGCTGCTTCTTCTACTGTCTGTTTCATAATCAATGACTTTTAATTTTCTTATATTTACCACACTTCTTGCAGAAATAGTGACGGACGGTGTACCAACTGCTATTACCCCAATCATCAACAACTTCAACTCTCCTCTCAAATAAGTATTCCCACTCGTGGCAACAGAACCATTTCTTTATAATGGCATCAATTAAATGCTTCATAACCAACTGTTCTCCTTTACAATTCTACCATCGTCTAACAACGTGTATAGTTTACCCTTATATGCCAGAGCGAAACACCATTGGCGGGCATACTTCAAATACTGATGCAATTTGTATCTATGCTGGTATTTCTGCATCTCTTTTTCTATTCTTTTCTTCATGTTCTTCGATTTAATATTTCCCTTTCAATGATTTTCTTTGCATTAAAGCCGAATAAGCCTTTCTTTTGCTCATGAAAATCCGCAATAGGTATTTCGTTTATATAGTAATAGAAAGCTTCGTAACCGTCTGCAAAGTTGCGAGCAAGAAACCCATTAGGGTGAGTGTTCATATATCTTTCAACGGCTATTATCACTCTTTGGGCATAACCGGGAAACATCTTAAACTCTAATTGCATCTGCTTGTAATTGCAGAGAGGACAGCCGACACAACCGTGACGGCTCAAATTATATGGAGCGTCATAATACTTTGAATATGGCAATCCGTATTTTCGGATATAGCTCCAAACATCTTCTTCCGACCATGTAAGAATAGGAAGAATATGTTTGGCGCCTTTCATCCACTTACGGGTGTCACACTGTTCTGGTTCATAATCTTTCCGGTTTCTACTTTCCGAAGCCCTCATGCCCTCAATGCTTCTTTTCCCAATGCCATACCGTTCTTTTAACTCCTCGCAGCAGAACCGACGTAAACGAGAGGGGAAACCTTTCTCCTCAATCAGCTTAAAGAAAGATTTCTTTGGGTGCATTATCTGAACTTGTGGATAGTTTTTCTTTATAAAGTTGATTGTTCCGGGTGGGTCTACTGTAGTATTGGCATATATTGCATCATATACAATGCCCGCACGTTCGGCAAGGTCAAGTATGACGACGCTATCTTTTCCACCTGAAAAGCCAAGATTTAGAGGCTTATCCTGATATATACTTCGAAGGAAGTCTATTGATTGTTGTTCTTTCTTATCCATTTACTCTATTTCTTTTATTCCGTTCCCGATTGTCTTCCGAAACACACATTTTGCACCATGATGTCTTGATGTGATACACCTTTCCGTTGCGATAGATTGTCCTGTCATAGAAGCAGGATAGTAAAAGCTGTCTTTTGCAGCGGCTGCACACCTTGCGTTCTACACCGTCCACCATCACCCGGTTCCTCGGTTTCCGTTTCACTATCTCGCACGGACCGCATTCGGATGCACCGTACTTCCGGCAATAGGCAAGGGAATGCTTGACACATTTCGCGAAAGAGGTGCAATCGGAGCGGGGGACTGTCTGATGGATGTTCATACTATTTGCCTTTTTCTATAGATTCTATTGCCAGGAATATCTCATACATTACTTGTGGCGTATTTCCATACATATCCACCAGCTAATTTCCTTTTCCCTTTACATACATCACAAATATGTGCGGCATTTATCCTAGTGATTCGGGAGGCGTCATTTAAAACTTCAAATCTGTTTATCAAATTCCCATCAACCGATAATTGCAATACAGGCTTCCTTGTTTTCTCTATCAATAAAAAATTCCTTTTACCGTAGTTACAATTATACGATTCGCTACACCATTCGAGATTGTCAACATTATTATTGGTTTTTATTTCATCTTTATGGTTTACTTGTGGTAGATTTTTTCTATTTTCTATAAACGCTTTCGCGACAAGCCTATGCACCAAACAAGTCTTCTTTTTCCCTCTTAATATTAAATTAACTTTTAAATATCCATTTGTCGCTATTGTGGGAGATAAAACCTTTCCATGATATATATGATTCCCTAAAAACATACTGACGCTTCTAATACGTCCATGACTACTGACTTCATATCTTCCATCATAACCTTCAATAGTTTTCCATTCTTCCATTTTCTACAATATTTATTGCTCTAAAAATTTCATATATAACCTGTGGTAAAATCGCATTGCCGTATGCCTTTATCGATTCCTGCCGCCACTTTGAAAAGGCAATACCGTCCAATCTGGTGGAAATCCCATCATCTCGGCTACAAACAGGGGATTGAGTAGGGAAGTTTTCCCAATCAGGCGGGCACACAAATGGTTCAGTTCTGATGTCCGGGGACTGCCGTCTTTCCGGTCCTTTGCCGTTCCGGGATTGTGACAACTTGTCGTTGGTGTAGGTAACATTCCGTGGAAATCCATGAAATCCATTAGGCCATTCGGACGATTGCTTCCGTTTCTTCGACTCGCCATCGTTTTTGCACCTGCATTTTTCAAATCCTTCACCCGTTTTGCATGGTGTATGTCGGTAGACATCGGAGTTGGGAGCAGCCCTACCGGATAGAATGTTGTTTTCCCATTTTCGTTGCATACCTTTAACCCCTGCGTCTGCACGGTGGGCAATAAAGAAGACACGGTCTCTTCTGTGCGGCGCTCCGACGGCACAAGCCGGAATAACAACCGGTTGGACGAAATATCCTTCACGTTCAAGGTCGTTACACACTGTTTCGACGACGTATTCCTGCCGATGCAATATTCTTTCTCGGTCAACCTCTCCGAACAGAGATTCTTCACGTCCCAACGCAGTTTCACTGCCGGGTTGTACCATTGAGAGGATTCCAGCAACGTTTTCACCAACAACCCAATCGGGCTGAATCTCCCGTATCGCTCGTAGCATTTCCGGCCAGAGGTAGCGGTCATCTTCCGCTCCCTTTCGCTGTCCGGCGCAAGAAAAAGGCTGGCAGGGAAAACCTCCGGTGAGGACATTGATTTTTTCCCGCCACTCTGTAAAATCTGTTTTCGTGATGTCTTCATAACTTTTGCTGTTTGGAAACCAATAATCAAGTATTTTTCTCCCGAACGGGTTTATTTCACAATGGAACACGTTTTTCCAGCCCATTATTTCGGCAGCTATTTCCGGACCACCGATGCCGCTAAACAGAGAGCCGTGTGTCAATCTTTCACTCATTCTTCTGATTCTTTAGGTTTCCAATCAGACGGTAATTTTGCCCACTCGCGGAACTTGGCGTCGAAGTCGTCCATGTCCCTGAACATATCCATCTTCGATTTCTCTGTCTCTACGAGTGAGGAGAATTCCAGAAAGTACAAATCTGCGCTTTTAACGAAATTGTTGTGCAGCTTCTTCAAGTCTCCAAGCAGAAGACCATTTTTAGCAATTAAATCACTCGCTTCCTCTACTAAGTTATTGGCTTCACAGTTCAGCAGGTGTGCAGCAGATAGCAACATGTTCATTCTGTCAAGGCTACCATTGGCTACGGCGGCGTCAATTAGTTGTTTTCTTGGTTTCATAATCGTGTATCTTTTTTCATCAGTTACAAGTCAGTCCTTAAACAATAGTCCGCTATCCAGTAGCAGACAAAATAAAAAGCGGCATACGCTGTCAGGATTGACAGAATAGTCGCTATCAGTTTTATATCTTTCATCTTCGGCTTTCCCCCTCGATTTTTATCACATTAAACATCTCTTTCACCCGGTCGGCTATATAGGCTCCATACCGTTGAGAGAACTCCTTGTCCGGGTCAAGATTGGTAGTCATGTGGGTATAGAAATTATATCGCTGCTCATAACGAAGTTGTAAAACGGTCTGAATGGCATTTATGCCCGTACCAAAGTGTTTGGCATCCATAGGCTCCCGTCCTACTTCGTCAATGGCAAGATTGTGCATACATGACCTATCTGTGTACAGGCTCAACCCGATAATACCTTTCTCGGCAAACTGTAAGGCAATCTCGGCAGCACTGGTAAACTGAAAGGTCAATCCAGCATCCGCGCCGCCAATACAATAACGGGCAATTTTTGCCGCATAGTTCTGTAGCCCTTTCAGCAAAGTGGACTTGCCCACTCCGATAGAGCCGTGTAATAATAATCCCTTGCTTACATCCAATACTCCGGGAATCCCCCAAACCCATTGATAAAGGGCTTTCAATAATTGGCGATTACTATCATCAACCATAAAGACTGGCGAGATTGTTTTCATAGATGCAACGAGTTGATTACGCCAATATATGTCAGCCTGTTCCCTACTCCATTGCTTCTGATTAACCTTATTTACCGAAGACGATTGATTGGATGCCGGCGGAGCTTTCGTCCGGTTCTGTATCAGTTTTCCGATTGCTTCCATTTCTCGCTTGAGATATAATTTCATTAAACTTAGAATTGATATTAGTTACGCTGAAATTATCAAATATCCACCCCTCTTTGACCGAGGAAAGAAGGTATTGAAGGGCATACAACAGAGAATCATCGGAAACGTCCATTTTCTTTTGCTCTCTTTGGAATTTGAGCTTATTCAAGAGCTGGGACATAGCCCCGGCATCCTTGGCTGTCCAGTAGTAGTCAGCCCCGAAGGTTTCCCTAAAATGCTGTTCAAATAGCAAACGGGCTTTTGAATTAATCTCTTTAGGCTTATTTTTCTTGCCTCCCCCCTTGGGGGGTG